CAAGCTGACAGTTTTAAATTAAAGTATATCGACCTATGAAAGCAGTGGTATATGATATCTATGATTGGGAAAAGAAAATTTGGCCTAAGATCGTCGCTGACTATGGTCCTGGTGTCAATATTTCATGGGTCTGTAAACAACGCCTAGGATTTACTGTGCGTCGCCATACTGATTATGGTCTAGGAGACTTTGATAGTTATACCAGCAATTCTACTAACATACATTTAGATTTTTACGATGAACAATCACGAACAATGTTTTTACTTAAATACAAATGAAAACTATACGTTACACTGCTGATGAATGGCGTTGGACTGTTTGGCCAAAGTTATCCAAAGATCACACTCCTCTGTCTATGGGCAAGGCCCTGGGATTTACTCTACGCGAAGAAACAGAAGTTTGGTCGCTTGATGATGCTCCAGCTGGCTACGATAGAGTTACAGTAGTCCATCTTGACTTTGAGAGAGATGAAGATCATACTTTATTTTTATTGAAATATCAATGAGATTAATATTATTACTGTGTTTATTTCTATCAGGATGTGCTGTCGTAGCTTCTATAACTGGTGCTAGTAGCAGTACTGTAACTGCTATCAAGACTGCGGAAGCTGTTAAGCTAGGGGTGAATGCAGCCAGTACTGCTACTACTAACAAGACATTAGAGGATCATGCATTGAGTTATGTTACAGGTAAAGATTGTAAGATGTGGAATGCTATTGATCACAAAAGTGTATGTAAAGGTGTTGAGCATTGAAACAATATGTTAAATGGCCACCACCAGCTGAGTGGGAAGAAGTTGTAATTACCTGGGAAGTAATGCTAAAAGGTGGGCGTCATACTCCACCTGTGATCATTGAATGGTTAGAAACTGCACCTGGTGGCAGGTATCATTTACATGGGTGGCGATCAACACAAGGATTTGCTTTCAGATTTGAGGATCCAGTGGATGCTCTTTATTTTAAATTAAGGTGGTTTTAATGGCAACAATATATTTAGACATGGACGGTGTAGTAAGTGACTTTGATGGCTATGCTGAACCCATAGTGGGATTCCGTACACCAGGTGGAGTGCGTTACGATCAAGAAGGTTGGGCATTGATTTCAGCTAACCCTCGTGTGTATAGAGATTTACCTGAGATGCCTGAAGCACATAGACTAGTAAAAGAAGTCTGTCAATTAGCCAAAGATAAAGATATGGATGTTGGTTTCTTAACTGCTATCCCTAGACAAAATGATGTGCCTTGGGTGTTCCATGATAAAATCAATTGGATCAATGCTCGTTGGCCAAATATTCCTGTGTTTTTTGGACCTTATAGCAGTGACAAACAAGTACACTGTAAGAGTCCCAATGATGTATTGATTGATGATCGTCCCAGCAACATTGAAGAGTGGCGTGCGGCAGGTGGTAAAGCTATCTTACACACTGGCGATGTTATCGCTACACTAATTGACTTGCGAAGTCTAGTGAATAGTTCTACTGGCTAGGTAATTGCCATCTCTATTGATAAAGAATTTAAATATTTCTTCTACTTTAGGATCAGCTACGACATCTACTTCAGGTAGGCTTATACCTTTTAAGCTACCGTCTTGGCTGACGACAAATACATAATCCTCTGGCTGTATATCACCTAACACATCATCATCTACGTTTAAATTGGGGTCGTTTGAAAGCTCTTCTGTGATTTTTGCCATTGTCGTTCTCCTTGTAATATTTTACATTAGCACGGACTTTTTTTAGTAATAGTTTTGTTACTTCATGATCCTTGCCAAATGCCTTGTAATACTGTTTTAGATCTGGACTGTTGATTTTACTTGCACTAGTAATATTTAACTTATATTTCATTAAGTACTGTCTAGCCGCTATGTTTTGGGCATAAGCATCTATCTCATCAGGATCACCTAGATATTCTTGATCAGCACGCTTGTTGGGATCTCTGTGATCGCTCTTGTAAGTGTTCCTATGATAGCGATATCTGCGATTGCGGAACTGTCGTTGATGCTCATATTCGTGTATCAGTGTTTCCAATAGATCCATGGCCATCTGATCAGCCATCTCGGCTGTAACTATCATAGCTGTGGTCTTGGGATGATTGATGATAAAATCAATGATCAAGTGTTTCTTTTTGATTTCATCTAGGCCAGGATCATATTCTGCACCAATAGTAAACTCATTGAATTTTAATGAACTGCTGTTAGTGTATAATTTTACACGCACAGGATGTTGATGTTTGTTTAGATGTTTGCCCAGCCGTTTGACAAGACTGCGAGGAGTGATGCGCTGTCCAACTAGTGTAGATAACCATTCACTGATGTGTTGATATTCTACTGTTGGATTTAGGTACATGTCTAACTTCCAAAATTTAAAGGTTTGATTCCGATCTTTTGTAGAAGGCTCATATTCTGTCCTTCTGCCAGACTGTTCTTAATAGCATCACCATATTGACTACCTGGTACTGCCATGTTACCTAACACACTGCCAATACCTGAACCTGATGTATCTGCACCATACTTGTGTAAGTTAGTAGCAAAGCTCATACAACCAGTAAGATTGTTTGCTGATGGGCTAGTAAAGCTGATACCAGCTGTGCTAAACAATGCGGTTGATTTAGCCAGTGCGTTATTTAAAGCAGTTAAACTAGCTGAGTCTGTAGCACCATTGGCGATAGCATTAATCTCTGGGCCACCACTGACAGCATGGGTGAAGTCAGTGACATTAGGTACACCCAGTGGACCGTTGCCTGTACCTGTCAATGATTGTATAACTGAACTGTGGCTGCTGATTAAACTGTTTAGGCTAGGTGCGGCAGCATTTAATGAAGGCACGCTAGGTGTACTTAGTTTTCCTAGTGTTCCACTTACACCACCAACATCTGAAAAGCTACAGCCCATGTCATTGAACTTGCTGGCAATACCTGATGCATCTGTGGTAAGTCCTGCTGTGTCTGCTGGGTTGGCTAATTTTGTATAGTCACCCAAGTCTTTAAGACTTTGTATACCACCTGTGCCTACTACTGGTGCAGCCGCTGCACCAAATGCAGTTGAAGCTGTGCTTGATCCTGTAGTAACTGCACCAGTACCAGCTGGTGTAGGATTCGCACCACCAAAGGCATTTTGTGTATTATACAAACTACTGTCTGAACCTGAATAACTTGGTAATCCACCAAATGGGTTAGTGATATTAAATTGATTAGCGGCTGTATTGATAGCAGCAGGATCTTTAACACTGCCCAACACTTGGCTTACCTGATCAGCATACACAGGATTGTCTACATCATTCAATGGTACACCATTCTGTGCTAGTAGTGAATTGACTCCTGTGGCGTTACCTAGTTTATTATTGTTTAATGATTGTACTAGTCCAGCTGGTGATCCAAAGTTACTTGGACTAATACCATTGAACATGGTTCCTGTTGATGTCAAAGCTGCACTGGCTCCACTCAAACTGCCAAATGATCCTGTGAGCCCTTGATCAGTGAGATCACTCATCTTGGTAATGCCGCTACCGTAATCACTGAAATTGGTATTGGCCATGAAGTTAGTGGATTTGATTATTTGCGTGCTGTTTTGTATATGCCCTTGTATTGAAGCTAGATATGAACCAAATGCCGCATGATTAGGTGATCCGCCAAATCCTAGATTGTTCTGTATGGTAGACATTGAGGACAATGCCTGTGACGCTTGTACGTTAGCTGGATAATTTCCACTTGATGCGATAGCAGTCAAGTTAGTCATACCAGTCTGCACACTAGGTGCCAATTGGAAACAACTGTTGCTGTTCATACCAACCATGGCAGTTAGTGTGCTAGGGGTGATACTGCCAGCAGGTTGCCCAAGGGTGTTATACTGTCCCTCAGTGACAACTGTCATCGCCTTAGCACTTGCTATAATATCATCTGCCATACTCTACACCTTAGGTAATAATGCCGCCTTTGCTTACAGGTTCAATTCCTGTAGTTGTTTTAATGTAATGATTTTCTACATCTTTAACTGTAGGTGCATGCATCATCACATGATTTTTGTCTAATGTTATATTTTTATTTAAATCTGTAGTAAACAAACTCTGTATCAATCCTAAGCCCTGTTGGCTTGGCATGACTGTGGTTGGTTTACTTACGATATATGCAGCATCAGTTTCTTCTACGATCTTAGCAACGATTTCATCACCGTTGACCAATTTAAAACTCACTGTTGTATCCTTGTCGTACTTGTTAGTTACTAACACTTGATTCTCCTAGTTTATTGAATAGTTCTTCATCTGATAATCTTACTAAACCTTGATAACCACCTTCTACGAACAGTTGATCACCTAGGTAAATTTGTGGTGCAGAACGATGTCCTTGACCAATCAACCACTCACGTGCATCGGGTACTTCATCGATCATCACAGTTTTAAATTCTATACCTTTAGTCGTTAAGAGGTGTTTTGCTTTCTCACAAAACGGACAATTATTTTTACTATATACTGTTAACATCTTATAACTCCGGTAGTTCATCGTAGTCAACGTGTTCACCCATGACTCCGATTACATAATTTGTTGATTCATTTTCTTGTAGTGCTGTTTGTTTTTTACTTGTATCGCTGTGTTTATTGAACCATGGTATTGGTGTCGTCTTTGGTGCTGGCTCTTGATATTTGATTCCGATTTCTTTCAGTGCGTTTAGTGCTGTATAATCTACGAACTCTTTCAAGATGTTGGCATTTAATCCAATCACAGGGCCTAGTTTGAACAGATACTCTGCCCACTGTTTCTCTTCACGGATAACATCAAGGTACATGGCATAAACTTCTGCAGCACATTCTTCTTTGGCTCGAGCAAAGCGACTATCTTCTTTCACCACTTGATTGATCAACCAGGCAGTCCATTCTTTATGTAGAACTTCATCTTGTAAGATCAAGCTGATGATATTACCGTTGCCGATGAAGATCTTGTTTTCAACCATTGCTAGACTTGTAGCGAATGATACCATGAAACGGAACGCCTCGAGTCCGTAACTGGCGTTTAGTGCCAACCATATGGCTTTAATATGTTGTTGTTCATCTACTTTGTTTCCTAGCTCTATCTTGCAGTTGATACGATGTAGAGCATCATAGTAGTTGCCTATGGTTGATGCCATACTAATAATCTCATTGGTGTCGTGTATAGTGTTAAACACATCCTTAGGCACGTTATAGATATTTCGTATGATATGACTGTAGCTGCGACTATGTATATTAGTTTCAAAGAAACTCCAATTATACATCAACGCTTCTAATTCTGGAATACTGACCACAGGTGTGAATACCTGTGCAGGCCCACGTCCTTGTAAACTGTCTAAGGCTGTTTGTCTTAGCAAGTTACTGGTGAATATATGTTTGACTGTGTCGCTGGCTTCTTTAAAGTCGTTTGAATCTTTAGTCAAGCTGACTTCTTCTGGGATCCAAAAGAATCCACGTGCTGTTTGTTCTAGTTTAACCAACTTGTTATACTTAACTTCTTCAAAGCGTTGGATGGTCACAGGTCCAGCAGGATCTAAGAACATCTTGCGATTAAGATAATCTGTGTCGTGTTTTAAATCGTATTGTGCTTTTGACATTTTATATTAACTCTCTTTGTTTACGTTTATTTTCTTCTCTAATTTTTGCGGCGATTTTCATTTTTATCTTTGCTTCTTCAGACATTTTTTTACCTTGTTGTGCTGCAGACATTTT